ATGCTCGCTGGTGATCTGCGACCACAGTTTCGCGGCCATGATCTGCGGCGTGTGCGGGTGGGCGAAGATCGCCTTGCACTTCTTGCAGGTGATGTTCTTCGGGGTCTCCGTCCGGTTGGTCGGGGACACGTCAGCCAGGCAAGCGTTCGTCCAGAACGCGCCACCCTCGCGGGTGTCCTCGATGAGGGTGGGGATGTACCAGTGCTTGGTCATTGCTCTCTTCTCTCTCTTCTGATTCGGTGGCCGGTCGGCCGCCGAGAAAGTAGGACTTTCCGGGGAAAGCCCCACGATCACAGCGTCCGCTCAACCGATCGGTCCGACGACGCGGAGTTCGGTGTCCTCCGGTGGGCAGTAGATGTCGGCCTCGCGATCATGCAGGGTGTCCCACAGCACCGTCTTCATGTGCGCGACGTGGCCACGCTGGCCGTTGGCGGCCTCGAAGCCACCCCAGGCGAAGTCCTCGACGATGCCTCCGCATCCCTGGCAGACGTCGAGAGGGTCCTGCAAGGCAGGGTCCATCGGCGGGTGGGCGCACGCGAATCCGGGGTGCTCGACCTCCGGGTTCGAGCACTCGTGGTCATCGAGGACGATGACCTCATCGCGAGGCTGGACGTCGATGTTGATGGTCGTCTCCTGCGAGTCGATCCATGCGATGAAGGCATCGCCGTCGGGGAAGACGTGCCTCTCGATGGTCTCGCCGTACTGGAAGACGACGATGGGGCTGAGGGTTGTGGTTGCCATGGAAAGTCCTACTTTCTGTGATCGGTGAGCGCGGAGTTGCGCTCGAAGTCCTGCATCTGCTGACGAGCGAGGGCCAGGTACATCCGGCCCTCACCCCTGGTCATGTGGCCGTCGTGGACGGCACCGTCGATCATGCTGGGCATGGAGTTGCCCAGCGTGGCCGAGTGGACGAGACGGGCGACAGTCTCGTCGCCGGTCGTCTCGCGGACGTGGGTGGCACGCTGACGTGCCAGGTCGAAGACCGTCATGCGTCCACCACCATGTCGGCGATGATCCACTGGCCGAGCACGGCGAAGCGGACCTGGACGGGATCGGTGCCTCGGATGATGACCATGCGGTCGTTGTCCTTGGGACGACGACCACAGGCGAGGTCGAGGGCCACGCTCTTGTCGAGGTAGTTGGCCGCGTCCTCGAAGGTGAGGAACGTGGCCGTGAAGACGGATCGCCCGAAGGCGACGCGGAACAGGTCTGCGGACATGGAAAGTCCTACTTTCTGGGCTGGAGACGGGCGCGTCCCGCTTCGAGGCGGGCGCGCTGGATGGTGGCGAGGCAGTCCGGGCACAGGAGCACCGGACTGGGGGCGTGGATGCAGAATCGCTGACGAGTGGAGCCAGCGATCCAGGGCTTGGGCGTGGCCCAGATACGGCTCGCATGTGCGAGCCGCTCCAGACCGTAGGTGTCGTGGCTCATGCGCGCGACCCCATCCACTCGCAGAAGACCCAGAATGCGATGAAGGCGACGGCGCACAGGGGCGCGATGACGAAGGCGATCATGGTGATGCTCTCTCTCTGTCCGGAAAGTCGGACTATTTGGTGGTGACGATCCGATCGTGGAGGCGATCCGGAAAGTCGAACTTTTTGGTCGGCGGGAAAGTCGAACTTTCTGCGCGAGGGGACGCCAAAGGGCCGATCGCCATAAGGCGACCGGCTCGTTGGGGGATCAGATCAGCGGACCCTTGCAGACTCCGAGCGAATCGGCGATGACGTCCCAGCACGGAAGCGGGAAGCCGATGTCGAAGAAGAAGTGGCTGACCTCGCGGATGATGTCGAGGATCATGATGTCTCTCTCTGAGAAAGTCGGACTATTTCGGAATCAGTCACCAGATCGCGGCACGCCGAATGTCGGGGTGAGGGTTGGTGTCAGCGGTCGATCTGGTCGATCAACCATTGGGTGATGTCTTCGGTCACAGCGGGCGAACCTGGAAGATCGTGCAACGCGCGATCCACTCCAGAAGATCAATCTGGGCGAGTTCCTGGGCCGTCATGATGGTGACATTGAACGAGCCGTCGGTCACAGAGCCGGTGATGATTTCAAACTGCATGATGTCTCTTCTCCGTCTGACTCAGAAAGTCGGACTATTTGGATGGAGGCATGCCGCTATCAAGTGACTGATTCCGGTGGAAACGGGTTGGCTAGATAGTCCACTCCCAGGGTTTGGGTGTTAGGCCAGGTTGGCCGAGGCGGCCGCGATGAGGTCGCGGACGGTGGACTTCTGCTCGTCGGTGAACGTCGAGATGTTCTCCGGGGTGAGCAGAGCGATGGTGGCAACGAGCACGTCGAAGGTGATGCCCTTGTCGGCTTCCTTCTCCTTGCGCTCCTTCTCGGCGGCCTTGCGCTTCTGGTCGGCAGTCTTGTCGGCCTTGAGGCGCGCGGTCTCCTTGGTGAACACCGACACAGGGTCGGCACCGTTGCGGATCGCTTCGATAGCGGGGATGACGTAGTTCTCTTCCTTCTTCCGGAAGGACTGCGAAGCGAAGTTGAACGCCGCTTTCGCGATGTCCCCTGCGACCTCGTTGGTCTCCGGAGAGGTGTCCACGTTCGCGCGAAGCATGTACTTCCAGGTGTTCACCAGGTTGGTGACGGCCGGGTCGGACAGGATCGTCTCGTGCTTGCGCAGGAGCGCCTCGTTGGCGTTCTTGCGGAACGAGTCGCGGAGTTCGGCGGCTTCGGTGCCCTCGGTCGAACCGATGTACTCGTAAGCGAGTCGGCTCTGGTGAAGGCGCAGGTCTCCGGTGTCGGAGACCTCCACGAACTCGGCGACGATCTCTTCGATCGAACGGGTCTTGGTGACAACAGTGGTGGTCTTAGCCATGGTGGCTCTCTCAATCTGCCTTGCGGCGGGATGGAGAGTGGACTACCTAGTCAACCCGTTTCCGAGTCACAGAAAGTTGAACTTTCTGAGTGCGTTGAATCTACGAATGTCGCGTTATCACTGGCCAGGTGGCCGGAAAGTGGGACTTTTTCGATTCCTGGAGAGAGTTCTCCCCAGTGACTGGGCGGAGTTTTTGGGTACTCCGAGTAGACCCTATGTGGGTATTTTTCTGGGCGATTCCTTTCGGTAGATAGAGTTCTCCCCCGGTTGAGGGACGCATTTTTGGGTATGCGGTAGCAGACCTCGGACAAAGTCCTACTTTCTGCATCGCGCCCTTGCGATACCTCTAGTCTACCAGACCCCGGCCCCGGAGCCTACTCAGGACCGCTGCGTACCCTCGCTCTTCGCCTTGCTATGCACACCCAGAACGCGGACAGTAATGTCCCACAGAACGGGAGGTTGTCCGGCCTCCCTGCCGGTCGCCCGAACGAAGCGATAGCGAGAGTGAGGGGGGGATTAGATAGATAGAAGGAAGATGCCAGAAAGTCGTACTTTCTTGCCCTCTGACCAGGGCTTTCTTCCCCCAGAGGGTACTAGGGGAAAGACCTACAATCCCGTAGGGCGTATACCCCACATCTGTAGGCAGAGTACCCTACAATAGAAGCATGCCTCCAACCTCCCCGAACCCCGTACGCCTGTTGACCGGAGAGGTCCTCGAAACGGGGCAGAAGGTACTCGTCGAACAACCGCAACGACCGGGACGAACGAAAGCGAGAAAGCAGAAGCAGATGAGCATGGTCAACGTCGAAGCGATGCAACGCCTACAGATGACGCAGGTCGAGGCGCGCATCTTCTGGTGCCTGGTCGGCCACGTGCCGTCCCGGAGTGGATCGGTCGCGTTCGTGCAGATCGGGCAGATCGCCGACGAGACCGGCATCCACCGCGTGGACGTGTCGAAGACCATGAAGGGTCTTCGTGACCGGCGCATCATCCGCACCCTCCGTCAGGGCCAGCACCACATCAACGCGAACATCGTCTTCACTGGATCGTTCGACGACTGGAACGACGCGGACGTCCTGGAACTCGAACCCATCTGGCATCGCCACGGTGCGGACCCGGTGACGGGAGAGGTCCGATGAGCATCTTCACCGTGATCATCGAGGAACCCATCGCGCCCGGATCGCACTTCGACGTCGAGATGTCTGACGACATCACCGACGAGGAACTCCGGCTTGTGCGAGCCGTCGTAGACAAGATGTTGGAGTAGCCGCTATTCTGTCCCACAGAAGGGACTGACATGCTTCTCTACGACCCCAGCGACATCAACATGGCCATGGATGAGTGCGGCACCCTGTACTACCGGACCAGCGAACTCAGCCCCGGCGTCCCCGGCATCCCGGAGTGGGCACCGCTGAACGAACTGCACAAGCCTACGGAGAAGGACTTTCGTCGGCCGATCTGGTGACTGGGAAGAGTTCGGTGAAGCAGGTGTTGTAGTGGGTCTGCTCGCCTCCCGGCTCGCGTAGTCCCCACTCGTCCGTCTTCAAATCGAACCAGCCGTGCAGGTGGCGGTCCGGGTTGTCGTCAGGATCGTCGGCGACCACGAAGTCGTAGGTGTAGCCGCCGTGTGCCCAGGCGCGTACGACATCCATGCCGATCTGCTTCGACAGCCACCGGGTCTTACGGTCCGAGAGTCGTTGCGCGCTCATCGGCCGAGCCCACCGGAGAGTCGGTACTGCTCGACGAGTTCCGGGGTAGGCACGAACCGCTCGTTGCCCAGTTCGTTGACCTTCTTCATGAAGTAACCCTCGGTGCGGAGCCAGTCGATGAAAGCCACGATGTCATCCTGCGTGGTCATCAGTGCTCGTCCATGTGGGCGTGAGGCACGGCCGTCGGGTCTTCCGGGTCCATGCTGATCATCGGGTTCGTCGGCTCCTGGCGCTTGCCACGAGCCTCGGCGACTCTGGCCTGTTCCGCGCGCTTCTCGGCGTCGTCGGGGTGGAACGTGGCGTCTACCTTGTTGTTGCTCATGCCGACCTCCGCTTCATTCGCCGCTTCTCGTCCTTGATGAGTTGACGGAGGGCCTCGGAGAGGGACGCGCCACCGGCGATGTCCTTCAAGTCCTCCATGTCGGCATCGGAGAGTCGGAACTTCACTGTGTACGTCATCGTGACGGGGCCAATCGGAGGTCGCACCATGGACCTATTGTCCCACATAACAGTTCGGTACACCAGAAAGTCTGACTTTCCGAGTACCCTTTTCGGTGACAGGGGGCCCTCCATGACCGACGCCGCACGTGATCCCGGAGACGACATCGAACGGCTCCCCGATGAGGTCGGGATACGCCGGGTTCAGAAGGCGATCGGCACCAAGGCCGACATCCAGGCGGCCGAGACCATGGCCGAGGTCATGGCGCGTGGGATCGCGGCACTCTGGGTGCGCGGGGCGAACTATCCGGAGATTGCCGACGAGTTCGGCATCAGTATCGCCACCGCACGCATGGCGGTAGAGCGAATCCTGGCGGATTCCCTCGATGACAACGAGGACAAGACCAAGCAGAGGCACCGAGTGTCCCTGCAACTCGATGCGTTCCTCCGATCCGTCGTCGATCGCGCTCTTGACCCGAAGGACGACCAGCAGTTGCCCTATCTGCGGGCCGCGATGATGGTGGTGGACCGCAAGGCGCGTCTGCTCGGCCTGGATGCGCCGGTCAACATCCAGTTGGGTCTGCCGTCCAAGGACGAACTCGACCAGTGGGTCCAGGCCGTCACCCTCTTCAATGGCGTCACCCCCCCCGTCGAGGGCGACCCCTTCGAGGAAATCGAGATGAAGCAGGACCCGGAGACCGGCGAATGGGCGTAAGTCCGGCCCTGAAACAGCAGATCGTGGATCAGATGCCCGATCCGAGGGTCACTTCGCGGTTCACGACCTTCGAGAGCGCCTTCAAGGAGATTGAAGACGCCGCCTTCAACCGCCGGATGATCGTCCGGGAGTATGTCGGCCGTGCGGCGGCGGCTTTCGCGGTGTATGACTCTCACGGAGAGGTACTGTGGGACGAAATCATGGAGAAAGAGCCCAGGATCAGCAACATCACCCTCGGTGGCTACCAGAAAGAGCGTTTGAGGGGCCGGGAACACGGCGAATGGCAGATTGTGAGGCTCCGATGACCAGCATCCCGCCGTTCGAGGACGAAAACCCCTCGGATGCCCCCATGCAGGGGATGACACCGGCCGAAATCAAGGCCATGGCCGCCCAATGGTCCCCAGAAGCCCGGATTCAGGCCGCCGGGATGATCGAAGACCTCGTTCAGGGGCGTCGGAGGGCCTGGTACTGCGCATCACCGGGAAGAGAGTGTGATGGGAAGGCCCACAAGGGGTACGACTACCCGCATGCACGCGGTGACCAGTGGCCGCCCGTCGGAAGCGACTGGTTCACGTGGTTCCTGAGCGGAGGGCGCGGATCAGGCAAGACCCGGACAGGAGCCGAGTACACGCGGCGAATGAGCGAGCGCGTCGGGCGCATGGCGCTCATCGCGCCGACCGGAGCAGACGTCCGCGACACGATGATCGAGGGTGAGTCCGGACTCATCTACGTCTGCTCCGTGGCAGGGCAACCGGTCAAGTGGGAGCCTAGCAAGCGCCGAATCACCTTCGACAACGGCTGTATCGCCACCACCTTCTCGGCAGAAGAGCCTGACCGCCTCCGTGGCCCGAACCACGGCTTCGCGTGGCTCGATGAGCCCGCTCACTACCCGAACGCCGAAGAAGTCTGGTCGAACCTGATGTTCGGCCTCCGAATCGGGGCCAGGCCCCACGTCGTGCTGACTTCCACCCCTCTGCCGACGAAATGGGTCCGGGAAATCCAAGGACGGCACAACACGCGGGTCGTGCGGGTCTCGACGTACGCGAACCTCGACAATCTGGCCGCGAACTTCCGCGAAGAGGTCGTCAGTCAGTTCGAGGGCACCCGGAAGGGCCGCCAGGAGTTGTACGGCGAACTTCTGCTCGATGTCGAGGGCGCACTGTGGCAGGAAGAGTACCTTCACCGCCAAACGGACGAACAGCCCGAGTTCGACCGCATCGTCATCGCGATCGACCCCGCCGGTAGCCAGAACAAGCGATCCGACGAGACCGGCCT